TTACAGCCTGCACAGGCACAAACAGCAACAACTTATTTTAATTATGGATCTTCGGGTGGGGCTGGATTTTCAGGTTCACCTTCTCTTTATCCAGGTGGCGGAGGTGGTGGCGGCGCTATCGGTACAAGTGGCAATAAATGTGGTGGTCAAGCATTATCTAATAATTTTACATATCAAATTCACGCCTACGTTCTCGACACACTCAATGCGCCTAGTAGCTTTGGGGGTGGGGGAGGTGGCGCTGGTGGAGGTATAGTTAGTTCAAACATTGGAGGTGTTGCTGGAGCTGGTGCTGGCAACGGTGGTAGTCCTGGCCCTGCTTGTTGCAGAAAAGGTGGTTCTGGAGTTGCAAATAGAGGAGGTGGTGGTGGGGCTGGTAAAAGTCAGATTCCTGGAATAAATGGCGATGGCGGGGCTGGTGGTCCTGGTATAGTAGTCTTAAGTTATGCGGCCAATCAATCTGCACCATTATATAATGGACAAACATTTACCACAGGAACTACAGCCACTGGAATTGTAACATTTACGTACAGTTCAGCACAAGCTCGTTGGGTAACTAATTTAGGAACAACAGCTACATTAAATGTATCCATAACAGGAATTAGTTGTCAAGCAAATACAGGTACTGGAGCAATTGCTCTTCCCGCAGGTACTACGGCTCAACGAGTAACTCCAATTAGATCAGGAGCTATGAGATACAACACAGATAATGGTATGGTAGAAGCTTATTATACCACTACGGGGTGGACTGCAAATATTGGTAACACGCAAACGAATTATGTAGCTCAGTACCTAGCAATAGGGGGCGGTGGGGGTGGGGGTTCTGGCGGAACTCCTGGACAGCCATCAGGTACTATAGGAGGATACGGTGGAAGCGGTGGCGTAGCTCAAGGGTTTATTAATTTAACTGCTGGAGTAACTTATACAGTCACCGTAGGAACAGGTGGCGCTGGTAGTTCTGTTGGACAGCCCTGCCGAAGACCCGCAGGTGCGGCTGGTTGTTCTACTACAATGACCGGTAGTCCATCTGGAGCCTTTTTCTTGGCCAACGGCGGAACTGCTGGAACTGGCGTACAATCTAGTGGTGCATTTTCTGGAACTCCGGGATCAAATGCTTCAGCACCTATAGGTGGCAGTCCTAGTGCTACTCCTCTTGGAATATACAGTGATATTTCAGGATCTAGCGTAGTTTATGGACAGGGATTTCCAGCTCCGGGGAGTTACGGAGTCGGTGGTACTCCTGGTGCAGGCAACGGACCTGGCCCCGGTGGCAACGGAGCCTCTGGAGTAGTTTTTATTAAATATCCAGGGTCGCAACGGGGGCTTGGTGGTAACGGTGTGACTTCTGTAGGGACCTACACTTTGCACACATTTACCGGTCCCGGAACTTATGTTGCCTAAAAAGATTCCCATACTATGGCTTTGAATTTTCCATCTCTAGTTACAACAACTTATATTACAAGTCAACAGGCATTGGGTGGAAATTCAGTGTATACTACCAGTACTGGATTTTTTGGTACTTATAGTTACGTACACGTATTCACAAGCACTGGAATATTTACAGTAACAACTACAGCCTTAAACATTACTTTTTTAGCGGTTGGTGGTGGTGGTGGTGGTAGTTATCCGTATGGCGGTGGTGGTGGCGCAGGCGGGTTAGTAACTGGAACTGCTATTTTAACATCAGCCTCGAATTATATTATAACTGTTGGAACTGGTGGAGCTGGTGCTGTTGTTGTTCCAAGAACACCCCCCGGAAGTAATGGAACTCCTAGTAGTATAATCGGAGGAACTTCAACAAATATTGTTGCTCAGGGAGGTGGTGGTGGTGCTGGAATTAGTCCAGGGTGTGCTTACTTAAATGGTAATCCCGGAGGTAGTGGGGGAGGTTCGCCAAATGCTAACCCCTCTAATAGTGGCGGGTCTGGTACTCAGCCATCTCAGTCTCAAATAGTTCCAATCGGCGGATCTTATAATAATTACGGATCCAATGGCGGAACTAGTAATAGTACTATTTCTGCCAGTGGTGGTGGTGGCGCAGGCGGTAACGGAGTTGGCGGAAGTGGTAGTAACAATAATGTTACAGGGGGGCCTGGCAGAGTAAGTTCAATAACAGGATCTAGTGTTACCTACGGTGCTGGTGGTAGAGGTGGGCCTGGAAGCTCGCCGCCATTTGCCGGAGTATCTGGTACGTTATACACTGGAAATGGTGGAGGTTCGGGTTGCGGGTCGAAGTGTGGCGGTCCAGGTATAGTTGTGTTAAGTTATTCTGGATTTGTCCCAACACTAACTTCATCTACTAATGTAGCTCCATATACAACTCCAACAGGATATACTTATTCTTATAGCACTATCTCATCTCGATGGACGTTAGTTGGTCTTACTGCGTCTATTGCTTATACTACTACACCTACATATGTGTCAGATGTTACTAACACGTCAGAAGGATATTTTGATTTGCCAAGCGGAACTACTGCTCAACGACCGGCTAATCCTCAAGGTGGATGGATAAGATTTAATACTACAATCAACTCAGTAGAATATTATTCCACCGTGACTAGCTGGACTAGTTTACCTTTTACTTCTTAAATATAATACATGATAAACTTTCCATCAATACAATTTATAACAACTGGTTCTGGTGGTAATTCTGTTTACACTACTAGTACTGGGTATTTTAATCAATCAAATACATGGGTTCATGTTTTTACCAGCAGTGGAATTTTCACTCTTACTACTCTTACAACAGTAGCTTATTTGGTTGTAAGCGGTGGTGGAGGTGGTGGCAGGGCAGTTGCAGGGGGAGGTGGAGCAGGAGCATATACACAAAGCACTGGAATATTTGCCGCAGGGACTTATACTGTAGTAGTAGGAGCTGGCGGAACAGGATCAACTGATCGAGCTAATGCTGGAAGTTTAGGAACTACTTCAACATTTAATAACATAGGCGGTAGTTTATCACAGACTCTTTCTGTTAGTGGCGGTAATCAATATATTACTTCATCTGGTCTGTACGGATCTAGTCAAGTTCATGTTTTTACGACACCCGGCACTCTTACAGTTCCTAGTACTATTAATACAGCTAGTATCTTAGTGGTAGCCGGCGGTGGTGGTGGTGGAAATATGAATCAATTTGGACCCTATAGTGGCGGGGGAGGCGGCGGGGGCATTGTAACTGCTACTACTCGGTTATCAGCAGGAGTATACACAGTTACAGTTGGGTCAGGCGGCATTAACCCTCCTATTGGTACCGTTGCTGGACCTCAAGGAACTACTGGAAGTAACAGTACGTTTGTTGGGTCGGGAGTTTCATTAACTGGGTTAGGTGGTGGCGGTGGTGCTCAACAAGCTGTTACAGGTGGTGGCGTTGGTGGATCTGGTGGTGGATCTGGGCCTGGATCGCCCCCAGCTCCTAGTAATGGTCTTGGAGGGGTTGGAACTCAGCCAGGACAATCGCAGACAGTTACTTGTGGTGCTTATACAAATTATGGAACTACCGCAGTTAAAGATGCTGGAAAAGGTGGTGGGGCTGGAGGATCGTGTGGAGTTGGTATACAAAATTCAATTTCTGGAACAGCTACATATTACGGTGGCGGTGGTGCTGGGTACTTTGTACCTAGTTCTGGCGGATTAGGGGGTGGCGGCAATACTGATCCTGTAGGAAGGTACTGGCTTATGGCTGGGACTCCTGGTACAGGAGGCGGTGGAGGTGGCGGTTCTAGCTACCCTACCAATTTTGGTCGAGGCGGAGATGGCGGTCCAGGAATAGTAATAGTAAGTTATAGTTCATCACTAATTGGCAATTTACCTAATTATAAAGGTGGTGGCGGTGGCGGTGGTTCTAATAACAGCGGAATTATTGCGGCAACACCGGGTGCCTCAGGTGGTGGTGGTGCTGGGTGTGTAAGCAGTACTGGAGGGGATGGTGCTTGCGGAATTTCGTCAGTTGGTAATGTTGGTGGCAGAGGATCTCCAAATGCAGGTGGTGGCGGCGGTGGATATTTTTCTTCAGGAACGTCTGCTTCTGGGTTTGTGGGGGGAACAGGAGGTATTGGTGCTAGCACAAATATTTCAGGAACTTCAACATACTATTCTGGCGGTGGCGGTGGCGGAAGTCAGGGAGGAACCATAGGAAGTGGAGGATTAGGCGGTGGCGGTAATGGATCATCTAATGACGCAGCCGGAACTGCTGGAACCGCATATAGAGGCGGCGGTGGTGGTGGGGGTGGGTTTTCTAGTACAGGTGGACCTGGAGGTAATGGTGGCAGTGGAATAGTTATTCTTAGCTACGTAGGAGGAACTGGTTTAACAGATGGACAACTGTTTGTTAGTAACGGATACACATATACGTATAATTCTGCCTCTAATAAATGGAAAGTAACCAATAAACCCACGAGTGCATCATATTCGTTATTACCTTCTTTAACGTCAGAACAAGTTAATGATTCAACAGGGTATTTTGACTTACCGAGCGGAACTACGGCACAGAGACCGGCTAATCCTCAAGGTGGATGGATACGATTTAATACTACAATCAACTCAGTAGAATATTATTCTACTGTTACTAGTTGGACTCTTTTACCTTTTACTTCATAATTACAGTTTTTAGGTTGACAGAGCAATAAGTAGTGTATATAATAAACACATACTTATGAAAAAGACCACATCCAAAAATACCTACGAAACAGTTACGCCGACTATTGTTGGCGAATCTATCCAAACTAGTCTTCCACAACCGGACCAGCTAGCTTCCTATCATTATTTTTCAAGTGCTATCTATATGATAGAAAAACCACAATTTTTAGCCTCAGCTAAAAAAGTTAGTGAGAAATTTTTGAAAGAAAGAAAGAAAACTCAACCTACAGTTGATCCTATGTATCCCTTGTACCAAACAGATAACATGTTTCTTGATCCAGAGTTAACCGATCTTTCCACTTATATTCTTCAATCATCGTGGAATATTTTGAAAGAACAGGGACATAGCATGGATTTCCTAAACACTTATTTTTCAGAAATGTGGTGTCAGGAACATCACAAATATAGTAATCACGAAGAACATGTACACCCAAATGGAGCACAGATTGTTGGATTTTATTTTTTAGATTGTCCAAAAGATTCTAGTAGGATTGTAATCCATGATCCTCGTCCTGGTCGTAAACAAATTAATTTACCAGAACAAAATATGAGTGATGCTACTTATGCCAGCACTATGATTAATTTTCAGCCCACACCGGGACAATTATTTTTTGCTAATAGTTGGCTACCGCATAGTTATACTCGAAATGCTTCTAAGTTTCCAATAAAATTTATCCATTTTACTGTGGGAGTTATGCCGGCAGTAAATACAAATACTTCACAAGAATCTCCCACCATAATATGAACAAATATCATATAAGATTTAATAAATCCAGAGGACAACAAGGCAGAGGAAGCTTAGACCATGTTTGGCGTGTTTTTGAAAATGGTAAAGAATTTATTGTTAAACATGTTAAAATGAATGTTCCTGTCTGGGACGAAGTTACCGGAGACGGGCATGGTCACGATGACTGGAATATGTGTTGTGAGGGCTTTATGACCTTAGACGCTAAAACTTCTACAGCTATAATTAATAAAGAAAAACTAGATTAAACTTAATCTACGATCGTGTAGTAAGTTAATTAATGTTGTAATTCCTTCGATAGTGTGATCATTCCGTAGACTTTTATAAACTAGATTTGGAACACTGAATTCGCCCTCTGCAGTTTTCAAACCTTTCTTTCTATAACTTCGTAATAATGATAACGCTTGTCTACAGATTTTTAAGTCTCCACTCATAATAGCAGTTTTAATAATTTTATGCCATATATCGACCATGCGTTTTACTTCCGCTTTGTCATATGCCGGAACACGAGAAGGTGGTCGTTTAATCCAAGATTCTTCTAAAACACTATATCTGGCACTAACCGCAGGAGTCTTATGATCTTCAATGTATAATTCTACTGGGATACCAAATACTTCTACAGTATGATCACGTTTATAAAGCAGTCTTTTAGTATCAAATAATTCCGCCGCTTCTCTGTCACAATTAATTTTACTGTAATCCGCTATAATATGTAAGTCTATATCTGAATATTCTGAATAGTTAATATTAGCATTACCGCCAGCTAATACTACATCTAACACTTCAACAGGTACATCTACAAATTCTAAAAAATCTTCAGCAATACGCATTAATGCTCCACGCACACTGCTTTTTAAGCGATCACCGTCCCAAAGTTTAGGATTTAATTCTGTGTGATTTCCGATTGGTTCAATATACTCATTATTAATCATAGTTAGGTATTTATGCGGTAAATATCTATACGATGCCAAAGAAAAAATATGACGGCTACTTACTAGCGGCCAATCCTGGAAATCCAAAAAATGAATTGGAACGTTCGGTTATTCTATTATTACGCCATGCAGACGACGTATCTGTAGGACTACAAATCAACAGAGAATTATCACAGCCCAGGCTTAGTGATGTATCTGAAACTAACGGAATTCATATAGAGTCAGACGATCCTTTGTGGTACGGCGGAAACATCGAAGAACGTAAAATACATGTTATACATTCAACAGATTGGATGGGATTAAGTTCGGCTAAAATTACAGACGAAATAGCGGTTACAAATGATATTAGTATTTTAGCCGCAGTAAGTCGCGGAGAAGGTCCTGAGTATTTTAGAGCCTGTACTGGATATTGGTTATGGGACGACGGGCGAATGAATCATATGCTAGATCCCCATGACTCTGCTGAACCTATAAAATGGGAAATTCTTCCTGCTACAATGGAAACTGTGTTTTCTGAACAAGGAATTGACCAATGGTTGTTGGCCATTGATCGCTCTGCATCATTCCACACTGCTACCTGGTTTTAATCTTTTTCTGGATTTATTGCGGTTAACATACTACGCATTAAAGGTGCCGCGGCTTTTGCCACAGGTTTAACTATCTGCTTAACAGTAGATCCTTGAGTTGGATCTATTTCACCCGTTTCCGGATCAGCAGTTACACTACTAGTACGTTTGAGTCCTTGATACACAGAACTTTGTAAGTTTGCAGATTTGCTCCCACCCTGGGTAAAACTAGCTTGAGGTTCGTCTTCTTCTCCCAAATCACTAATCCGTAATGTGTCTAGATTAAATTCTAATTCAACTTTTTGTCCAACTCCGCTACTGCTACGTGTTTTCATAAATTGAATTTGATAACGTCCCCGCTCTTTCATCGCACGACTTGTAAAGATACCTATAACATTATCCGCTGTCATAATCTTACTTAATCCGCCACTGATATGGCTGTGATCAAACTCAATTTCTTCAACAGCCGCACGATTTAACTGTGACGCAGTTACAGTTACACACTGGGTCTCCATTGCTAGATTTCGAATCTCTTCTGACACATATTTGTCTTTAACAAACAGATCGCTGGGCGATACCTTCACGCTCAAAGGCATCATCAAATCCAAGTAATCTATTAATAATACGTCGGGTTTCACACCTTTTTTGACCTGATATTCCTTCAAATAGGCTCGAATATCGTTGCAATTTTTTCCGCTAGGCATATACTTAACCTGCAGGTTTCCTGCCTGTTTTCCTATCATTTTAACTTTGAGTTCAACATCATCAATGTTCTTAAAAATCTCACGTGTGCCCACTCCTGTAGTCATACTGTCCAATCGCATAGCCACTAGTCCTTCACTTAACTCGAATGTGAGATATAAAACATTCAATCCTGCCAATGCCCAATTTACTCCCAGATTGGCTAGGAATAAACTCTTACCACCTCCGGATCCTGCACAGAATATGTTTAGTTCACCTCTGTTAAATCCACCATATAATTTACGATCAATACTAGGCCAACCTGTAGATATCTGCCCATTACCATCTTTGAGTTTGGTCAGTCTTGCTCTAGGGTCTTCAAAATAATCTGTACCCATATCTTTGTTTAACGATATTTGTATAGCGTCTTTAATCAGTTTCTCGACTGGACCATAGTCTCCGTCTTCTAACAAATCTGCTGACTTTAGAATAGCACGTTCTAATCCTTTGTGGCGGCTAAAGTTTTCAAACTCGTCCATTAGCCATTCATAATTTTCTTTGGGTAATGCTATAGGATCTAAATCCATTCTACAGCTAGCATTGACAATTGTAGCTTCGGGCATTACTTTATATTCGTCAATGTATGAATTAATAAACTCTGCAGTATCTTGTAATCTTTGATCAAAATTTTCTGGATCAAAAATGTTTTGGCAACGTACAAATGTTTCTGCATCTGATAAGAACATCTCCAAATACAGTCGTTGCATTGTGTAATCATAGTTTGGTTTATTCATCTAGGCTCTCTAGTTTTTTCTTCAGTAGTTGTATTTTTATCTCGTTCGTTTCTTTATAGTGCAGAATTGTGGCTAGCGTATATAGCCGTCCATATAGTTTTATTGCATCAGCTGTGTCCTTAACACCATTGCCCCATGCAGGGATACTCACTCCCCAATTGTGTTCTATGGCCGATTTGATTAGTTTAGCCCCCGGTTTGTCGTGGTCGGGAACAACAATAACTTCTTTACCCAAGGCATTAATACGGGCACACTGAGCTTCATTAGGATCGTTATGTCCTATAGCTACTCCATCAACTGCAATAGCATCAAATTGTCCTTCCATAACCAATACGTATTTACGATTGTAATTTTGATGGTCTAAGTTAAACACATACCCAGGTTGACTATCGTTTAAGTATTTTGGTTTACCTGGAGTAATTTTACGAGCAGTGGATCCTACAATTTTACCATCATAATAAAATGGAAGAATTACACGATCTCGATATCCTGCTGTAGGACTCCAGTGCCAATTGTACCAATCCCACCCTAACTGTCTTTCTTCTACAATATAGTTCACAACCTTGAGTAAGTCTTCATCTTCTGTGCCTTGGGCAATCCAATCGTTTATAGATTTAGAATCTTTGGGCAATTCTTTTTCTGTTAGTTCAAAGTTTAGTAATTTCTTTGTCGGAGTATTTTGTTCATCTTTTAATCTTAATGCTATTAGACCCAATTTACTAATGTCAGTATCGGATAATCCTAACCATTTGAATAATTGTCGAGTATTAGTGCTTAATAAGTGTCCAGGAGTCCATCCTGCTTTGAATGTACAATTGAAACAGTGGTATTGAAATCCGCCAGTTGGATTTGGTAGTATACCACCACGCAGTCTATCATCTTGAGATTCTCCTCTATGATGACAGCAGACCGCATTAAAACTTATCCATCCACTGGGAGTTTGTTTTCTTTTACCAGGTAAGAGAGCTGTCAGTGTAGTATAGATTTCATCCATACTAATAGTTTAACTTCTATATAGGACTTTGTCAAATGAACCGTAGTATTCAGGATTGTCGTTATCGTTCAAAACATCGCGATCTGGTACATACATTACACGAATGTAGGAGAATATACCGTTGAAGTTAGAGTAGTCAACTCCGGTAAATCCATCATAGGTTAGTGTGGCAACAGTGACGTACCTGCCTAATTCTTGTGGGGAATTATAAAGCGTACCTTGGATGTACACAGTGCCACGATAGCCAGTCATATACAAGGCCACGGTGTGTAGTGCTGAATTAGAATTGTATTCTGGATAGGCATAGATGTTGCCGCTCTTATGTTCCCATAGTTCGGGTTGAGAATTATAGCTCTTATTAAAACTAACAATCTCTTGGCTAGGTTTTAGTTTAGGATACGCTTCTTCGGTAACATATAAATTACCAACCATGCCGTAATATGTGTTAGAATAAGTAGGCAAATAGGTACCATCTTCTGGATCTTGATAAGTTATACTGTAATTGTAACTTACACTGGCTAGATCCAACGTATCACTTTCATTCAATGTTAATAGGGCCGATCCTCTAGTGCTGGTAGTATTTTCGTCTAATATGGTTAATTCTTTTTGTATGACCAACTGTTGGTTAACAGTATCAAACATATTGAATACAAATGTACTTGTATTAGAAATGGGTATACGTTTTTGATCGCTATTCTTAAACTGAATGCGTATTTTATTTTTGATGCCTTTTTGTATTTTTAGATCGCGTTGATACATAATTTGATTGACTCCCTTAACTTCTGGATCCAAATCCAGTATAACGTCAAGGGAATTTGGATATAAATAAACTGGTAAACTTTGCATATATATATTTATTGAGATTAATGAGCTATTCAGAATCCTTCCAAGAAAACTATCCTTTTGTATCCTGCATTAAATCAAACGACATAGAATACGTTGGTGTTATTATTAACTTTGATACTTACGTGGTAAGTATCTACGATATTGCAATGATTAAATCAGATGAATCTCGTAAAGAATTTTTAAATCTAGGAGAAGTTTGGTGGTGGGAAAGCAATCGTAAAATTCCAATTAACATATTTCTAAAAAGAGAAATGCAAGAGTTTAAACCATTGATTAAAACATTTAACAGTAAGGACATTGAATTAATATTTGGACCTAGTGTTAATCTTAGCGAAATAGCAGAAAAACGTATCAAACGCAAATCAATTCAGTTGATCCGGACACCCAGACGGTTTACTGATTAATTCCTTCACAAATACAATTCATCTGTACTACAATAGCATGAGCATAAGAAAAACTATGAGCTTTCTTAAATGTATAAGCATCTTCATTTTTAGTCCAAATCTCATCAGCGATCGATTGGAATCCTTTTTCCTCGCATATTGGGATGAGATGTTTTTTACCAGGCCTCAGAAGAGCAAGGAACATAGCTAACTGTTCAATACTACGTGGTTTAAGTCTAGCTATCAAATCGTGATATCCGTTGACATGGAATATCATATCACAAAATTCTTTTTGTTCTAGTAGTTCCCACAGTGGTTCTGTGGCTAATAGTTGTTCAAGATGTAGTTCATTCTTTACACCTTCATAAGCCGATACGTTAAGAAAATCTATCTTAAAGTAGCCCCTATCTTCAGCCGCCTTATAATCAATACTGGCTAAGCCGGTAAGTGGATTAAGTGGTATCTTGTGACAATACACACCTGTGTTATGTTTCTTTTCTCCATCAATTGTGGCTGTGATATGCGGTATTATTTCCAGGACCTTATTTCGATCGGCAAAATCTATGTCAATATCAGGCATTATTTTATCCCTACCTCGGAACAGATTTCTTTGACTAATGCAACATCTGCTGGAACTTCTTTGAATCTACGACTCCAGTACTGTACATCAAATGCTGGTCCAATCATATTCAATTGTTCGTCATTCATGTTATTAACCATGGCATATCCTGACGTACTGTTAAGAATAATCCAAGGACTCACACGCCCGTTTAATATATCATGTACTGCTCGATTAAGACTGACATAAAGAAAGTAATGTGCAAATTCTGCACTTTGCTCATCACCCCATTCCATCATTGTGGCAATACTGCGTTGTACCGCGGATTCAACCGGCTCTACTTTAAGCATCTCATATAGATATTTTTCATATAGTTCATCTCTACACCAATGATCTAATTTAACTCCGCTCTTAATTACATAATCTACAAACTTTTCTGGATACAGAGGATTGACATTATTTAGGAAACTGCCAAATTTTACAAAAGCATTATAATAACTTGTTTCGCAAAACTCTTTGTATGTCTTGTTCTTTTTACCGCCTTGTGCCACTTGCCAAAACCGATTGAAGGCCATAAACCCTGCCTGTACACGTTTTTCTTTTTCCTGTAGTGCCCGACGTTTTCTTTCACACATATGAGCCACAAGAGTTTTTTCTTTCATAAAACTCTTATCACAATGCACACAGGTGTAGGGTTGATCTAGAATCACTCGTATTCCTTACGTTGTTTTTTATCAAATCCCATCTTGTCAAATAATTCTTCTATGTCTTTTTTATCCATCATTCTTGCCATTATTTTAATCTCAGTCATCTTCATAGCAGGATACAATTCACATAATAGTTTTTCAATTTTATTGGCTTTTTCTTTTTTTCCTGCAGGTAGATAAGGATGATATGCTGGAAAGCCTGCTCCGGTGGAGGCAAACAGTTTCCATAATAACCCCTTGTGGTTCTTTGATAATACCCAGTGATGCTTATTGACCATTTCGTTTGTTGTTTCTACAAACCATTCTTGTATATCTTTGTCTCCCTGTGCATTACTGGTATAACGCATTAGTATATATGGGCTGAATGCTTTCTTTTCTTCATCTGTGAGATTATCATAAAAATAATAATTTTTTTCATCTACTGCCTTTAATTCTCTTTTAATATCTAGTACTGGAGGTTTTTTAAGTTTCGCCGTTGCCATGATAATTGTCTTTGTTTAAGTTATATAATAGCATCAATTGTTCTAGTTGTTTAGATAACATTGGAACATAACTAGCCATTTCTAATATTTCAGTGTACTGTATCGGGTCTGGATGTTTTGAACTAGGAGTCCATTGCGTTCTATTAGAATGCCCATAGATTTCTCCTAGTTCTCCTTTGGTTTTAATCCAACCACCGTTTGTACCGTCTACATAATAAAATAGTACTAGTTCCTTAGTTGATTTAATCAACGGCATAGTTTTTACCAGCATTTGGTATAATCAACGATCTCACTTTGACGACTTACTTCTTTAACAAAATAGGCGCAGGTTGGTTTTTCTTTATTAGTTAACGGAGTACACAACAACTGACCTGGGCGCATCTTTGGAAAATACCATTTAACATCTTGATATACATCTATGATATCAATGTCAAGAAATTCTGGTCTAAAATCACTAAGTGGATTAAAACAGAAAGTTTTGAATCCTCGATCATTTAGGCTAGTTAGAGGTAATACCTCCATTTCTGGTCCTTGTGGATCTCCAACTATAGTACACCAATCTAGTGGCATAGTCAGTTCGTGTTCTCCAATTTTTAGAACCACTGCTGGTCCTGTAAAACTTTCTAAAAAGATTAACGGAATAAAAAAATGATCAGGATTAGAATTATCACTATTGTCTAATACGCTAAATCGTAAGTCTTCGTCAATTTCATCTGGAAGTTCATTAAGATGGAATATTTTGTTTTCAAGTGTTAGTATTTGCATTATTGATATTTTACTTTTTCTATATTATATGGGAATTTTGCTTCTTTGTAAAATCTTTTTCTTTCAGTTAAATGACGCTTGGCATATTTGGTACTTGCTGTTATGTCCCAAATTTGCACAAAATCTTTGTCATCTGCCTTTCTTACACCACGACCTATACTTTGAATAACTCTAACAAACGATTTGCCAGGCTCCAGCAATACCATGTTAAAGATCCTAGGAATATTAATACCAACAGCCGCGACACCATAGGTCGCGATAGTAATTCTTTTATCGCTAGTTGCATGTTCTTTGTACTCCTCTTTACGTTTTGCTCCTTTTACTTCTCCGCTGATAAACACTGCATCTGGTATTAACTCGATTAACATTTTTCCACTATCGATCCTGTTTACCAAAACTAATGTGTTACCGCTATCGCCGATGTTTTTAATCATATTACCAATATAGCCTATACGATCTTCATCTGTAACTAGATACTTTAATTCTTCAGCGTAGCTACCAAACTCTTTCCACTCAGCTGTCTGTACAATCTTTACTTGACAGTTGCTTAACACTCCTGCTTCTTGTAATTCGTGCGTCTTAATACGATTAACAACATCCCCTAGGCTAGCACGTAGAGCTTGATATTCGTGCTCTGCTTTGGGTATGGTTCCAGTCAATCCCCAACGAATTGGAGCATTAGCTAGATTGTGTGTTAATAATTTTTTAAGTACATCGGCTTTGGCCATATGAACCTCGTCAACCATTACTGTTTGAACTCCTTCTAACATTTCTGCTAAGGTTAACAGTTCTTCTTCATCTCCAGCATTAAGTGATTTTTTGTCTAAAATGTTCAAACTTTGCCAAGTACAAATTGTGTGGGTTCTTCCTAAATCTTTTCTGTCTCCGTAGTAGACACCCACGTCTAATCCGCAGTTAATGAAGTCTTCTTCAGTTTGTGTGACAAGATCTTTGTTTGGAACAATGGTTATTGATCGACCATATTTTTCACAGATTTTACTCAGAGTTGCAGTGGTAATAGTTTTACCAAATCCTGTGGCAATCTCCTGCATACACTGTGGATTTTTTAAGAATATATTAACAACCTCAACTTGATCGTCTCTTAGTCGTATTGGTTCGCCCGCAAATCTATGCCCTTCAGGCCATGTTGCATCACCCCAAAAATCTGAGGAAATTTCAGGAAAATCTAAAGAAATTGGATTACGTAGATCTTCAACTTCTATGTAATAATTTTTACTTTCAAGGTACTCAAGTACCTGAGGTAGCATACTCAGATAGGTAGTTCCGCCAAGACCAAAAAAACTAATAGTACCGTCCCAACGACCTAATTTATAAGCCGGGCGGAAGCGAGCAGTTGGGTCTTCGTATTTGAATTTTTTGACCAAGGCCTTACGTGTATCGAGATCTAAATCTTTGATATGTACGTTGACTTCGTCTTTGATTACAACCCGTGCAGTTGCCATTCCATGCGATCCTTTATGTTTTTGAATTTGTTAACTTCTGAAAAAATTACTAGATTTTCATGATTTTTGACAAATTCTTTAATTGT